AACAGGTCTTACAGTGTAATCGACACGCAGCGTTTTCGGATCGTCCTCAGTAGCGTTTCTCTTGGTGTGCACGTCCCAATGGCACGAAATCACTTCCCATTCTTCCGGCTCTGGTGCACCAGTCAGCGTTGATTCCTCATCCGCTTTGGAGTCGTGATTGACAGGGAAAACAAATCCACACTCCGGGCATTCTGGCGAGCGATTCGGAACGTCAATTCCGCAGTTAAAGCATTCCTTTCCGCGTCCATTGTTGTCGATGGTACTTTTCGCTTTCCCGCCTTTTTTACCTTGTGCCGCCCTGCCAAAGTCAGGATTGTCAATCGACCCGTGACGCTTGATGTTCTCACCAAAATCGAGAATCAGGCAGTTCGTTTTGCTGTCATGTTTTCGCAGTCCACGCCCCACAATCTGAGCAAACAAACCCGGTGACATTGTCGCTCGCAGCACAGCGATAGCATCAATGCAAGGTGCATCAAAACCAGTCGTCAGCACGTCGCAATTCACCAGCCAGCGAAGGCTGCCGTTGCGAAAGTCGCTGAGCAGCTTCACCCGCTCCATCGAAAACGTTTCGCCTGTGACAACACCAACATTTTCGCCCGTGCGTGCTCGCAATTCTTCGGCGATGTGTTCGGCGTGATCGACGCCAGCCGCAAAGCACAAAACGCTATGCCTATCGTGGCATTTTTCGACAATCTCAGCACAAGCTAGGGAAACGTTGTCGTCGGTATTAAACGCGTCCTCCACGTCCCTGTTAATAAACTCACTGCCCCGCGTCTTAATCTCTGACGTGTCGACAGTGTTTGCCGCTGCCTTGTTTGTAATCGGACACAAATACCCTTCACGTATTAGATCGCCTGTAAACGCTTCATAGCAGATCTTTTGGAATAGCTTCTCTCGCCCACAAATCGGCCCTTCCCCGGTCCTGAATGGCGTTGCAGTTAATCCGATCATGCGTGCGTTGTGATTCGCTTCTCTAATGCCGCTGAGGAATTGACCGTACATAGAATCGTCATTACCACTGACTAGATGCACCTCGTCAATAATGATCAATTCCCGACGCCCAAACTCATACGCCTTCTTGTAGACGGACTGAATTCCAGCACAGATCACGTCATCGTCGAACGAATAGCGACGCAAACCGGCAGAGTTCTTGCCGACCTTGACGCCCGGCAATAGCAGTTTGACCTTCTCGGCGTTCTGTTCGATTAACTCCTTGCGATGCTGCAAGATGATCACACGGGCATTGAATTCAAGAGCCTGTTTGACCAACATGGCAATTACAAGCGACTTTCCCGCACCAGTTGGCAGGACAATTAGCGGCTCGCCAGATTGCTGTGACAGGTAACGCCACGCCGCATCATGTGCCGCTTGTTGATAATATCTTGGCTGCATTTGAAGACTCCATTAAAATTAAATAGGACCAGGCAGGATTCGAACCTGCTTGCTGACTCGATCATTACCAGCCCAATGGTTCCTGGTCGCGTTTCCCACACGCCGCTGGTCCGCCCCACACTAGAATGGCGATGTCAATTGTCTATCAACTCTTCCGCTCGTTGTAGGTTCTGGCTGTGTTCCGCCCCCGGAGTGACGCGGTTTGTAACCCTTGACTTCGTTTTGTGGATTGCCGTCCGCGTCTTTCCTGATCTTCAGCGAAGCAGTCAGTGGCTTGTTGTGCAGCTCGCTGCTGTCGTTCGGTGTCAGGACATTGACCGACCGGCAAATACTGCTCAACGTGCCTTTAGCAATCTGCACGGCCACGTCACTTTTATTGACCAGATTCAAGCGGTCAAAGATGACACGATTCTGGTACTGACCGTTTAAGATCTGCATCTTCAGTTCAAGGTACTGGCCTTGTCCGTTTTTTGTTTTCTTCATCTGGCTTTCGGTGATAATCACTTGATAATCACCAGCCGGAAGTGGCGAAAAGCCTTCATTTGGCTCGACTTCTTCCGCGTTAAATCCTGACAGATTTCCACTCATGTTCTGCTCCCGTGTTAGTTAAAAATGAAACGTGCTCTACTTGCTCGCTTTCGAAGATCCCTCGACGACTACGCCCTCAATGTCTCCGTTGGACGGAAAGTATTTTGCGTATTCGTTCCAGCCGCCACCGCGTGGAAACGGAATTTCCGCTGGCATACTCAGCCTGTTTTTTGCCAAGACTGCCGCTGTCTCTGTGGTACGTATGTACCGTTCGCCAACGTCAATCGCGATGTTTCGCGTTTTGTCGAATCCCTGATCTTCTTTGCGGATCGCCACGCGATAAGACGCAAACAGCACTTCGTCGCACCACTCTTGCAGTAATGACGACGCACTCTCATGCAATGCCGGTTGGTAGCGGTCATAGCTGTCCTGCTCGGGACTTTGAAACTTCTTGATATCCGCGTGTGCCAGCAAGATCACGCCAACTGCTTTTTCTGTTCGCAACCATTCCAGGGCGAATAAAACCTTGTCCCAGAGTGCGATTGCCTGCTTGTAACCGTTCCCGTAGCCAATCTCTGCGATGCTTTCCTTGCGTGCTGCTCTGGCCACTTCTTTGTGGATGAGTTGCTCTAGCCAGTCGACGGAATCAATACAAATGTTTTTGTAGGGATGGCTTTTCTCAGCGAGCCATCGCAAGGCATCAATAACGCAATCGAACGTTGTTAGGACGTCAGTTGAGTGACAGTCAATATCGTTCAGTCCGTCCTCAAGATTCAGGAACAGGCAACCCGGAGCTTGTGCCGCCCACTCCGATTTACCAACGCCGTGCACGCCATACAATAGCGTTCTCCGCGGCTTAATCTTCTTGCCTTTATTAATCTGCATTCTATCCCTCGCTGGTTAAATAGTAGTTGATTGCTTTTGTCGGAAAATGTTGCTAGGTGGCTGGCTTGTAGGCGTAGATAAATCCGTAGAAAGTGCTGCCATTATTCTTTTCATCCCAATAGCCATCATGCTCCTGAAACACATGGAGTTGCCCATTCAGTGCAACGTCTTGAAATCTAGTGGCCCTCCCCAAATACACCATCCCCGCATCCTCGGCTTCTTTTCTACCCACGTCGCTGTGTTCAAAGCCTTCTGGAAGTTGATGGCCGAACTCGCTGGCCACGTTCAGATCCGGCTCAATGCCGCGAAACTGCCAGTCGAGCACTTCCTGCTCAGTCAGTGGGCGAACCACTTCGACTATATCGCTGGCGTGTGCAGTTTTGTCTGACCGATACTTTCCGTCTTCAGATACAGTCCGAAAAAAGTATCCTATAAGGTATTGGAAATAGTAATCGATGCGGCAGCCTCTGTGCACAGAAACAACCACCCCTCTCCGCGTCTTGGCAATGCAAGGCCCGGTCAACAACGGCTTAGGCTGTTCGTCAATTATCTTTTTAATTCTGCTTTTAGCTTCTGTCATCACGCATCTCCCTTGTTGGTACCTGTTAAAACCTGTTCCCGCCGTTTCAGTCCCCGCGTGTGATAGCTCACGTTGCTATGTGCCACTTGCAAGGCCCTGGCTATCTCAGATGTCGAGTAGTTCCAGCGATACAACGCACGGATGATGTACCGCTTTTCACGCTGCATCTCCTTGGTTTGCCCGACACCCGGCCCCATCAAGTCGAACTTGTTTACCTTGCGTCGCTTGCAATGTGCCTTAATCGCGTCTTGGATTGGTCGTCTCATAATGCCGCCTTAAAACAGTGATTGTTGCCGGGATTCTTCGATGGCTTGGTAGCAATGCCTGACCGCAATCGGATAGTAAGAGTCTTTCAGCTCAAACCCGATCGCTTTGCGTCCCATTTTGATCGCTGTGTAAAGCTCGCTGCCGATACCCGCGAATGGTGACAGGACGATATCGCCGGGGTTGCTCCACAATTGCATGCAGCGTTCAATGACATCGAGCTGCAAAGGGCAGATGTGTCGTTCGTCGTCGTTGTCTCTAGCCAGTCGATATTGCAGAGTTCTGGATGGGTTGATGTCCATCCAGACAGGCGATGCGTACCGCTGCCAAACGTCGATGGACAGTCGACCTTCACTCCTGAACGTGTCAGTGTCTCCGGCAAAGTAATCAAGCTCTCCCTGCACTGGATCGGTGTTTTCGCCCGGCTTACGGAACGTGCAAACGTAATCGGGAATGCCCTGTCGGCTCATACACGAATCTTTACAGAGTTGCTTGTGCAGCAACCCAAGAGCCTTAGTGCGTTGCATTGCCGTGACGGGATCTTTCCAAATGCATACCTCGCTATGGTAAATCCAACCTGCGGATTCAAATGCACGAATCACATCTCCGCGAAAATCCCGAATGCCAATGTAGCCTGAGTGCTGCTTCGTCGTCGGCAGATTCATGCAATGCACGCTGCAATTTCGGCCCGGCTTTGTCACCCGTAAAAGCTCAGGAATCAGATAGTTGAAGTGCTCCCAAAACTCCTCATCGGTTGCACAATTGCCCATGTCGCGTTCGCTGTCGCTGTATGTGTAGAGACTGGCAAACGGCGGACTGAAAACTGTAAATCCTACTGAATCGTCCGGTAGGCTTTTGACCAACTCGCAGCAGTCACCGTGCATGACGGTGAACTGGTCGTGTATCTCTTGGTTCAAACATTCTGGCATTGCATCCACTCCGGTAATTG